GGGACTCAGAAGAGTTGCAACTAAAAGGTGAATCATTTTTAATTGATGGTAGTAAAAGAGCATTCTTTTCATGCCGCTTCAAGTTAAGTGATGCTACAGAATCAGATGCTTTAATTGGTTTAGCGATAACCGATACTACAGCTATTGATGGTGTATCAGATGGCATCTTTTTCACTAAAGACGATGGCGATACAAATTTAGATTTTGTAGTTGAGAAAGATTCTACAGAAACAGAAACAGCAGCAGTAGCTACTGTAGCAGATGATACTTTTATTACAGCATCATTTTTTGTAGATCCAAATGCAAGCCAAGTATTTTATGCAATCAATAACGCAGAGCCAGTTGGGGTTGTTAACACTAACTTGCCTGATAATGAAGAGCTTACTGTTACCTTAGCTATTCAAGCAGGTGCAGCAGCAGCTAAAAGTTTAGTGGTTGATTACGTAAGTGTGTTGGTAGAGAGATAATGGCAGATACAGTTACATCACAAACAATTCAGGACGGTCAAAGAAAGGCCGTCTTGAAATTTACAAATGTTTCCGATGGTACTGGTGAAAGTGCTGTCGTTAAAGTAGATGTTTCTGCCCTACAAGCTAACGCTGATGGTACAGCATGTTCAGCTGTGACAGTGCAAAGAATATATTGGGCATGTCGTGGTATGGGTGTTAACTTATTTTTCGATGCTACTGCAAACGTCTTAATTACAGGACTGCCTGCAGATAGTACAGGCGACGAATACTATGACAACTTTACAGGCATACCTAATAATGCAGGTAGTGGCAAAACTGGCGATATTGTATTTACAACTGTAGGACACTCATCTGGGGACACATATTCGATCATTTTAGAACTGGTTAAAGAGTACGGCTAAAATTAGGCTAGTTTATGGCTGTTGCAAGAAGAAAGTCAAAAAACCCGCCTAAAACAAAAAAGTATTTTAGACCAACTAAAAAAGGTGCTGGCATGACTGCAGCCGGTATCGCTCGTTACAGGCGTGAAAATCCTGGTAGCAAGCTGAAAAAAGCAGTCACTAAAAAGAAGGGGTTAACTAAAAAGGAAAAGGCTAGGCGTAAATCATTTTGTGCTAGGTCTGCAGGCCAGATGAAAAAATTTCCGAAGGCCGCCAAAAATCCTAACTCAAGATTGAGACAAGCAAGAAAAAGATGGAGGTGCTAGTATGAGTTTTTGGGAAAAAGTAGCTAACTTTTTTAATTTAGTAAAAGTTAGAAATCGTGATGAGGATGGCAGATATGTCGCAGATGACAAATCTACCAGTAAAAACGAAGCATATAAATATGTGCACAAAAGTATGGCCCCAGCGCCAAAAAGAAGAGGTAGACCCGCTAAGAAAAAAGTAGGACGACCAAAAAAAGATAGCTAGGTATGGCTAATAAAAGAATCCCAAGGAAGTCTAGGTCTGGCAAAACTAGACCTGCTTCCAAACATTCTGATCTCTATACAGATGAAAATCCAAAAGATACTGTCGGCATAAAATTTGCAACACCAGAGGATGCTCGCAAGACAGTCAAGAAAGTTTCAAACGTAAGCAAACCTTTTGCTAGAAAAATACAAATATTAACTGTAGGCGAGCAACGTGCTAAGGCTATGGGTAAAAATTTAGTTGCTCGTATATTCAGAGCAGGTAAAGACAAACTGAGGGCAGCACGTGGAAAAAAAACCTAAATACAACAAGTTTTATTACAAACCTTTGCCTGATTACCTTGATATACAAAAAAGCGATATAGAGGGTCTTGGCTTGTTTGCTAAAGATAACATACCAGAAGATACCGACTTGGGTATGTCACATCTAAAAATACCTATATTGTACGGGTTTGTTAGAACCCCCTTGGGTGGGTTTTTTAACCATTCGGAAGATGCAAACTGTTACATACAAGAAGAGTTAGATTGGGATGACTACAGAGTTTTTCACGTCTATACTTTAAGAGATATACAAATTGGTGAAGAGCTAACTTTAAATTATCATATAGACCAGGAGCCATAATGTACGAATACAAGTGCGAAGTTACAAGAGTAGTAGATGGTGATACAATCGACGTTGTCGCTGATCTAGGTTTCTCCATATTACACAAATGCAGGGTACGTCTTTTTGGAATAGATACTCCAGAATCTAGGACTAGAGATTTAGACGAAAAAGTTAGGGGTAAGTTAGCATCTAAGTTTTTATCTGACGCCATACAAAATGGTGAAGATGTAATACTAAGAAGTGAACTAAAAGACTCTAAGGGCAAGTATGGCAGAGTGTTGGGCACAATTATAGTAGACGGTGTAGATGTTAATCAACAGATGGTCGATAAGCATTTAGCGGTAAAATACTACGGCCAAAGCAAAAAAGAAGTAGAGGATGAACATTTAAAAAATCGTGATATACTGATTTCAGAAGGGGTATATAGCCCGGAATAATATGGCTAAGAAAGTAAAAAGTAAAGGTAAGATATGTCCAGAGGGCAAAGCTTGGGCTAAAAGAACTTTTGATGTTTATCCCAGTGCTTATGCAAATTTAGCCGCCTCTAAATATTGTAAAGATCCAAACTACGCAAAAAAAGCAAAAGGTAAAAAGGTTAAAAAAGCCAAAGGTGGACTAGTTTCTATAAGAGGTCAAGGCGCCGTTCTGCGAGATAGGTTAAGATAATGGGTCAACTCAAACAATGGTTGAAAGAAGAATGGGTCCGTATGGATTCCAAAGGCAACATTATTGGCTCATGTGGTGGCAGAAAAGAAGCTGAAGGTAAGCCAAGATGCTTGCCTAAGAAGAAAGCTCAGGGCATGTCAAAAGCAGCTAGAGCAAAAATTGTCCAAAGAAAAAGAAGAAAAGATCCGGACCCAAACAGAAAAGGCAAACCTATAAATGTATCAACTAAATTAAAACAAGGAGGCATGGTGAGTAAATTAAAACCTATACCAAAGGGCAATAAGGGATTACCTAAATTACCCAAAGAAGTTAGAAACAAAATGGGCTATATGGCTCAAGGTGGTCTAGCTAAACAAAACAAACTTAAACTTAAAAATGGTGGCTTTATTGCTAGAGGGTGTGGTAAAGTTATGAGTAACAGACGTAAGGTTACATCTGTAAGTTAGGAGTAATTATGCAAAGAATACCAAGAGCAAGAAAAAGCCCAAAGGCTAAAAAACGCTTACCATCAGGTTTGAAAAAACCTAGTGCAGGTAGAGTTGGAGTTCGTGGCAGAATGCTATCCAAAGGCGGTAAAGTCAGAAAGATGTCCAAAGGAGGCTCAATGAGAAAGATGTCAAAAGGCGGTTCAATGAGAAAAATGTCTAAGGGCGGATCAATGAGGAAGATGTCTAAAGGTGGACGTATGCGAATGATGTCAAAAGGTGGCAGAATGCGTAAAATGTCGAAGGGTGGTATGTTAGCAGGAAACGCAAATAGAAGGCGTCAAAGAGCCCGAAGAAGATAATAAGTGCCACATCTAATAAGTAATATCCCACATTTCAAATGTTGGGTAAGAAGAGAATTTACCCATAATCATGAAAAATACCACGATGAGTATATACATGCTCTCGCTATAGCCGTTACCACAATCCCAGACAGATCGCTTAGTTTTCAAGTAGTTTTTACTGGTGAGGAATCTAATTGTGAAGATTTTGATGAGCCAAACATACATGGCGGAGCTATGTGGGCTCGTATGCCTATACAGGCTTTAGTGGCCGACATCCCTTGTGAAGATTTTCCTGTTCCTATGGAAGATCATCTGGCTCAACCTTGGGACTGCGAATCACGAGAACACTCTATTATCGTAATGGATAGAGTAAGCTCATCACCTTGGATCGCAAAAATAGACGGAGATTTTTACCAAGCAAAATATATGTTTACTGTGGATTACACAAATAGCGATATTGCAGATGACCCTGCACAACACAAACAAAGTCATGTATTATATATAACAGAGGATTGTGAATGGAAAGGTAACTTTGTTGCTTTACCTAACAATAGAGTAAGGGCAACAAGTCCTGCGCTCTGGGTGACAGGTGAGGGTGCACCAGACTTTAGACCTTCGCAGTATAGACACTCAGCAGAGGGACACGAAAGCTACCTAGATCCAGCAATCACGTTTAATAATTTATATGAAGATTAATGGCGGTATCAGGTAGCACAGACTTTACACCAGACATAACAGAGTTTATCGAAGAAGCTTATGAGCGTTGTGGTATAGAGTTAAGAACAGGCTACGATCTGAAGTCTGCTATTCGATCAGCAAATATAATGTTAGCTGAGTGGGCCAACAGGGGTCTTAATCAGTGGACTATATCTACAGGAACACAAACAACTACAGAGGGTACAGAAAGTTATCAATTAGGTACAGATGTGATAGACGTCTTAGATGTGGTGGTGCGAAGAACAGAGGGCTCCACAACTACTGATACAAGACTGGAGCGCATATCAAGATCGGAGTATTTTAATATTCCAAACAAGTCTACTAAGGCAAGGCCATCTCAGTTTTTTTTGGACAAGCAAAACAACCCAACTTTGTTTGTATACCCGGCGCCAGAAAACTCAACTGATATAATACGGTTCAATAAACTTACAAGGCTTGATGATGCCGATAACGCTAGAAATACTATGGATATACCGTTTAGATTTTTTCCCTGCTTTTCGGCAGGCTTGGCATATTACATAAGTATAAAAAAAGCCCCACAAAGAACTGCAGAATTGAAAGCTATCTATGAGGAGGAGTTTAGACGTGCTGCAGATCAAGACGAAGACAGAGCATCTTTTAAGATAAGACCGTTTTCTAGAGGGGTTGTCTGATGGCTTTTGCTGTCGGTAAACATGCACTAGCCCATTGTGATAGATGTGGGTTTCGCTATAAATTATTAGAACTTAGAAAAGAGTGGAATGGGTTAAAAACCTGTCCAGAGTGTTATGATCCAAAACACCCACAATTAGAGCCACCTACCTATGTGGCAGATGCAGAAGCTCTGTACGATCCACGACCAGATAAAGATAAAGAGAATAATAATTTTGCAAGAGTTTTTACAAATACAGATACGATAGGCTCTAACTTTGATCCATTAAGCGCTACATCAGCTCTAGGAAATGTTACTATAACTACATCATGACTTTAGCAGAACTGAAAACTTTAATACAAAATTATGTGGAGTCAACTGAAACAACATTTGTTAACACCTTAGATGATATTATTAAAAGTGCAGAAGAACGAATATTTCAAGAAGTACAATTCGATTTTTTTCGTAAGAATGTTTCTGGCTCTGTAACAGCAGGTTCAAGATTTTTGACTGCTCCCTCAGATTACATTTTGTCGTTTAGCCTTGCCGTTATAGACGGTAATAGCGACTATCATTATCTAGATTTAAAACACCCGTCCTTTATGCAAGAATTCAACGAAGATCCAGCAGATACATCGCTACGAGGTTTGCCTAGATTTTATGCCCAATATGATAAAGAATTATCATCTGGAGCAGATAACGGCTCAACCTTTATAATAGCTCCTGTACCTGATCAAAGCTATAGCGTAGAGCTTCATTACCTATATCAGCCAAATTCTTTGGTAAGTGATACTACTGGTACTTGGTTGTCAACAAACGCACGTAATGCGCTACTATATGCTTCTATCGTAGAAGCTTATATCTTTCTCAAAGGTGAACCTGATCTTTTACAAGCATACGAAACAAGGTATAATCAAGAAATTCAAAGGCTTAAAAATAGAGCAGAGGCAAGGGGGCGTCAAGACGAATACCGTTATGACGCACTGCGCAAGCCTGTAACTTGAGGAGTAATATGAAGCCAATCAAGAAGCTTTTTAATAAGTCTATAGCTATTGTCGGTCTTGGTAATAGCTGGTACGAGTACAATATTGCAAAAACTCATGGTGTAGTTTTTGATGAAGTATGGGCAATTAACGCAGTAGGTTGTGTAATTTTTCACGATAGGTTGTTTATGATGGACCCAGCCAGTCGATTCCTAGATTCTGATGATGCTGGCGGTCAGACTAATGCTATGCGTGAGATGTTGGTTAAACATCAAGGGCCGATATACACGTGTGAAAAAGATGACAGATGTCCTGGTCTTGTAGAATACCCTGTAAATAACGTAGTAGAAGATACAAAAAGTTGGTATCTCAACAATACCGTAGCTTACGCTGTGGCTTTTGCGTATTGGAACAAAGTAAAAAAAGTATCAATATTTGGTATAGATTTTACCTATACATCCAATCCTGGTTATGCAGAGGCAGGACGTAGGTGCGTTGAGTTTTGGTTGGCTAAATGTTTAGATGCTGGAATAATAGTCGATATAGCACAAAGCTCTAGTCTTTTAGATGCCAATATACCGTCGCAAGATAAACTATATGGGTATCACAGGCTAGATGACCCACGAGTAATTGGTATTGATAGTCATGGCAACCCACATGTCAAGAAAGTAAGTCAGATACAGATTCCAGAAAAAAAGAAAGAAACAGGCTATCTTGACCGATATGACTCGCACAAAAAGGGCCCACCTGAGCCTAAGGTTTATTAATGAATCAGAATGGTGAACCTAAGCTTGGCCAAATTAGAGTAGCCACTTCACAAAATGGTGGGCATTCAGCTGAGTTTTGGGCAGAGGAACTAACAAACAAGATAGTTAGCTATAGCAAAGATAGAGAGCCCCATATAGCAGAACAGGCAAGAATGTTCAGAGATGCAATCTATCAAGTATGTTTGATTTATATTAAGAATGCTTTAAAATCATATAAAGGTACGGTCATACAAGAATTGATCAAAGGTGGCGAAACCGATTTAGCAAACATAATTAGGAGATTATAGATGGCAATATCATCAGCATTAACAACAAGTTTTAAAAAAGAGCTTTTGCAAGGAGTTCATAATTTTGCGTCTGGTGGCAACTCATTCAAGCTTGCTTTGTATGCGGGTGCTACTGCCTCTCTAGGAGCAACGACTACAGCTTTTGCTACTAGTTTGCCTGGGCAGATTACAGGTACAAACTATACTGCAGGTGGAGCAGCTCTAACGCCTGGTGCAGCCGCACCATCTTCTACAGGGACAACTGCTTTTGTAGATTTTGCAAATTTAACTTTTTCAACAGCAACAATTACGGCAAGTGGATGTTTAATTTATAACGACACACAATCTGATAAGTCAGTAGCAACCATAAGCTTTGGGGCGTCAAAAACTTCGACAGCAGGCGATTTCACAATAGTTTTTCCAACCGCAGGAGCAAACGCAATAATTACCATAGCATAGGGGTAAAGACCCTATGGCTATAGATACAGGTTGGGGCAGAGACAGCTGGGGATCAGGCCCTTGGGGTCAGCCTGCAGATATAGAAGTATCTGTTTCAGGATTATCC